AAGGAAAGAAAGGTAAAGGAGAAAAGTTATGCAATAGATCGTGGTAAGATGAGTAAGAAGAAGTTTAAGAAAGAGGTCAAGAAACTAGGTAAGAAGTATGGTCAGGATTCTGTCTTGACTCAAACGAAAAAAACTGCTACACTCCATAGAACAAGAAAAGGTGGATTAGATAAAAAAGGAGAAAATGTGGGTAGGTTCAAACCTCAAGGTAAAAACCCATATGGGCAATCCCAAATTAAAGGAAAAACTTTCTCATACGGAGATTAAATGACAAAACTTTATGATGACTCCAACTGGAGAGAAGAATACAAAAGTTACACCAGTAACAAAAGACATCTTGAATTGTTAGAGAATGGGCCTAAGCAACTTTCTCAAGCATGGATATTGGGTGCTTTGTATAATAAATGGAAAAAGATGAAAGGATATGATAAATTAGATCCAAAGGAGAATGAGGGTCAATTGCAATCATCTATGAAGGAGTGGGAGGAGAGTATCAAGAAGTACAGTTAACAAACTGTCCACTGAGGGTTAAATCTCGTTCAATATCGTATATAATAGATATATTGAAACGATACACATTATGCCTTTTGAAATTAAAATGACCAAAGACGAAATTATTAAAGGTCTTAAAGCAAACTTCGGAACTGAATTTACTGCTCCTGATGTTCGTGGTTTTTGTGCAATGAATGATATTGCTTATCAGACTGTTACCAAGAAACTTGAAGAATTTAAAGTTGGTCGTGGTAAGTGGAACTTGGAAGTAACTACTAAGGCAGTAGAAAATATTGAAAATTCATTTGCTGCACCTGCCGTGCAACCTAAATTAGAACAGAACCTTATACCAGAGAACGATGATACCTTCGTCAAGTTTGGTCCTTTTAACGATATTAAGACCATTCTCAAAACCCGCTTGTTCTATCCTACATTCATTACTGGCCTTTCAGGTAATGGTAAAACGTTTGGTGTTGAACAAGCGTGTGCTCAACTTAAGAGAGAATTAATACGTGTCAACATCACAATCGAAACTGACGAGGACGATCTTATTGGTGGGTTTCGTCTTATTGATGGTAACACTGTTTGGCACAATGGCCCCGTTATCGAAGCTTTGGAGAGGGGAGCTGTACTCCTTTTAGATGAAATTGATTTAGCATCTAATAAGATACTTTGCTTACAATCTATTTTAGAGGGTAAAGGAGTATTCTTGAAAAAGATTGGTAAGTGGGTAAAACCAATGCCTGGTTTCAATATCATTGCAACTGCTAATACAAAAGGAAAAGGATCCGACGATGGTAGGTTCATTGGTACTAATGTACTTAATGAAGCATTCCTTGAGAGATTCCCTGTAACCTTTGAGCAGGATTATCCAGCACCTTCTATAGAGAGTAAGATTCTAGGACGTGTTGCAGTATCTTTGAATGTTACTGAGACTGAGTTCTGTAAGAGATTGGTGGATTGGGCTGACATCATTCGTAAGACATTCTATGATGGTGGTATTGAAGAGATTATCAGTACTCGTCGTTTGGTTCATATCATTCGTGCATATTCTATCTTTAGAAATAAGGGTAAAGCAATTCAGGTATGTATTAACCGTTTCGATGATGAAACCAAACAGTCATTCCTTGAATTATATGATAAGGTAGATGCTGATTTTGAATTAACGAAAGAGGAAGATGCATGACTATTTGGCAAGATTATATAAGTGCCTACAGATCAATTCTACCTATGAAGATAGAAGGTCTGTGGGCCAGTTGGGAAGGTAAAGGAACTCATCTCAATGCGATCACACATTCACATCCACACTTCATAAAATCAAGACAGGTGGATATAAGTGATGGTAAGAATGTTGACATCTTTAACTGTATAGCATATCCAAAGACAGGGAGTAACCTTCCTTGTTTTGGTATGGATCTAATGGCATTCAGTGAAAAGAAAGTTATTGTTGTTTTTGATTTTCAACATCCTAAAGAGAATTATCCATATCGTGTAGAAGGTTTGCCAGTAGCAACAGAAGATTATCGTTTCTTTGAAAAGGGTAATCACTTTTCTGATAATATCTTTGTTAGGTATTGTAAGATGGAAGAAGTAAATGCTTATCTATCTACATTTAAGGAATACTTGAC